TTTTTTTTGATAATAGTTTTTTACAGAAATTTTCATCCACTGGCAAACTCGCATTTACTTATGGCCATATCACAATTCGTCACCATCTCGGTATTACTTTGCATGCAGTCGGGGTTCTTGACGGCATCGTATACCGCGGATACCACGGACTTGTCGGGAACCGTGAGATTTATTACGATGTTCGTAGATTGATCGACTGTGTTGTGATCTCCGGTTATTGTTATTGCGGACATGGACGCAAACATTTCCATGACATCTTTCACGTCCATAGCAAGTCTAGATTCTTTACGGATATTTGGCTCGGAACATTTTGTAGAAGTCTTGTGTCTAGAAGCGTGTTGTTGAACTCTTGTTTCGTAATTACAACACGCGCACTTGTATATAGTATACGAAAATGTCTTCTCTTTGGATATATCCATATTCATATACTCATTTATATGTAATTTCTGTTAAATTATTACATGGTGTAACCACTTGATTACATCATCAGCCACGGCACGCTAGTATTTGATGGTGTAATCAAGGACTTATTTTTTTTTTTTTTTTTTGTTTTTTTAAAAAAATTTTCTTTTATTGTAAAATCTGATTTATATTTTTTTATTTTGTAAACAAGTACTTTTTTTTTTTTTTTTTTTTTAGTTTTTTACAGAAATTTTCATCCACTGGCAAACTCGCATTTACTTATGGCCATATCACAATTCGTCACCATCTCGGTATTACTTTGCATGCAGCCGACTTCTCGTAGACGCGCTTTCAATTTTGCTTCGTCATTTTTTATGTCCATCGACAAACCAACTGAAGATGAAATAAATAAAATATCCGTGTTTACACCATTAAAGTTGTATACACTTCCGTAAAATTTAAAAACATATATATACATAAGTATATGGGGAATACTAAAACTTCCGGAAATGGAAACAACGGAAATGGCGGAAACAACGGAAATGGCGGAAACAACGGAAATGGGGACATCTTTATCCCCTGGAACCTTCGGGAGAATTTTGGCGGTGGTAATATGGTCGGTGGAAACAACGGGAAGGGTGATGAATTAAATGTAGAGACAATTTCTGGACCGATGGGGGTGATAATAGGCGCGCCGTTATGGGTGAAAATATCAGGCGTCGTTATAGTAATATGTATACTATATGTCGTGTATTTGGTGTTCTTTAAAAGCAAACAAAATCCAACACCGGTTCCAAAACCAATGCCTGAAATGCCCGAAATGCCAAAACCAATGCCAATTCCGGTTCCAAAACCAATGCCAATTCCGGTTCCAAAACCAATGCCAAAACCAATGCCAAAACCAATGCCAAAACCAATGCCAAAACCAATGCCAAAACCAATACCAATTCCGGTTCCAAAACCAATGCCAAAACCAATGCCAAAACCAATGCCAAAACCAATTCCAAAACCTACGAAGCCCCCGACGGATCTTGAAAAGGCATATGCTAAGGCATTTCCTCATTGGGGGTGGAATGAAGGGACTGTGAAACACAGCGGAATGCGTTGTAAGAATGGCGATAATACAGGATGTGACCTATCGTGGGGTGCCGATTTCGCCAGGGAATATAACAGACCGAAGCCCACACCTGTCCCTAAACCAACACCTGTCCCTAAACCAACACCTGTCCCTAAACCAACACCAACACCAACACCTGTCCCTAAACCAAAACCAATGCCGAAACCAACACCTGTTCCTAAACCAACACCTGTTCCTAAACCAACACCTGTCCCTAAACCAAAACCAATGCCGAAACCAACACCTGTTCCCAAACCAACACCTGTTCCAACGCCAAAACCAACACCTGTCCCTAAACCAAAACCTGTTCCTAAACCAAAACCTGTTCCTAAACCAAAACCTGTTCCTAAACCAAAACCTGTTCCTAAACCAAAACCTGTTCCTAAACCAATGCCTAAACCGAAACCTTTGAAAGTTCCGTCGTGGGTTCAAGGCGACCCCCAGAAGAACAAAAGCTCAATATCTCGGGAAAGTGGTAAATGGAACGCTGGAATTGTCCGTGACGCAAATCGGGCAAATAAAAAATTTGATTTCGTGCTTTACGGGGATAGTATCACGGCGTATATCAAGGCTAAGGGATACCTCCCCACGTTTGAACGGTATTTTGGGAAGTCGGCGGCTCCATTAGGCGTCGGCGGTGACACAGTCCAGGAGTTGTCTTGGCGGCTGGTGAACACAGAAAAACTTACAACGCCGCCAAACACCGTGGCGGTGCTCATCGGGGTCAATAATATCCGGAGTGATAAGACAAACCCGGTTCCGTTTATGGACCAATTCACAATCCCGTATTTGAAAAGTATATACCCAACGTCCAAGATTGTATTACTCGGCCTTCTTCCCAATACAACGAAGACTGATATGTCCACGAACGATGTGAATAGAGAATACAAACGTCTTGCGGATAAATATGGTATCAAATACATTGACATTTCAAACGGATTGAATGCATACAACCCCGGGGACTTTTATGATGGTCTCCATCCCGGTGCCGTTGGTTATGAAAAAATCTTTAAAAATTTGAAGGCTCAACTTTAATCATATCGTTAATGGTTTTACAAAGAAATGTGTATTCGTTTGTAAATTCGTGCTTATTTAAATTTAACGACGTCTTCCACCCAACGACCGTCTTGATGGGGATGGTGAACGGCTGCGTTGACGTTGTGCCATTGACCTTGAACGTTGTTGCTGTGCTTTCATTTGCTTCTGTGCCATAGCACGCTTGTCCATTTGTTGTTTCTGTGCCATTTGTTTCTGTGCCATAGGACGCTTGACCATTTGTTGTTTCTGTGCCATTTGCTTCGGTGCCATTTGCTTCTGTGCCATCTGCTTCTGTGCCATTTGCTTCTGTGCCATCTGCTTCTGTGCCATCTGCTTCTGTGCCATTTTTTTCTGTGCCATCTGGGATTGTTTTAGAGATTTGAGTTGCTGCATTTGAGGCGGGCGACTGAACATCCCAGGACGTTTTGACCCTAGGCTCGTTTTACGTCTAAACATTCCCGGACGTTTACCACTGCCCATTCCACTGCCCATTCCACTGCCCATTCCACTGCCCATTCCACTGCCCATTCCACTGCCCATCATACCGCTGCCCATTCCACTTCCACCCATATTGCCACCTCCAAACCCGGGAGAACCCATCATCGGTATTTGTTGGGACTGTGCTTCCATATCTGAAATCCTGTTGATAGCCGCGGAGCTTGGCACTTGGCCGGTTTTCTTAAAATGTTTTACCGACTTCTTAGCGATTTTCTTAGCAGACTTGATTGCCTTTCTTCCCGAGCGAGTTGTGGTGATAGGTTGGCTGTAGCCAAAATCACTTAACGCCATACCGAAGACAAGACGGTATACGTCAGTAGGTGTCATCGGCTGTTGAATGTCCATAATATAATACATAAACATTAAATTTTTGAACTGGTGTATTTAAGAATATACTATGTCGGCAGTAGATGTTATTTCACGACACATCCGTTAGGAACCGACTGTATAAATAGCCTTTCCGCCATTTCTGCGAGCCTTTTGGTGTCAGCGCGGTTGAATCCAAATATACATCTCCTGACATTTTGCGACCCTAGTGTATTCATACATCCCAGGATGCGTTTTAATGAACCTTCGTCATTGGGGAGACAGCCCAACGGCGTGTATATCGCGTGCGACACCGGCAGTATTTCCCACTCGTCAGGGTCGTCGTAGATCCACAACCTGTATTTAACGAGGACGTGGTCAAAGTCCCCATACTTGCTCCCTTTATGAACTTTGAACGTGAACACGAAGTTTTTGAGGGCGTTAATATCAATGAAGGTACATGTCGATATGATTGATAAAACATACAACATTACTCGAAAGACTTGATGATAATATGCCCTGGCATGTCTTTGGCAAAACTTCCCTCGTAAGTCTCCGCGTTATGATCATTCGTGGTGATGGATCCCGCCTCAAAAAAACAAGAATTCTGCTGATAGTTCCCGTTGTGGACGGGAGTACCGTCTAGGTAAAATATAATGTCGAAGTCCGGTCCATAGATGCTCTGACGAACTATCAGAGCATAATAATCATAAAGATTGTTGAATAAGCTTTTCATGATTGAACCGTGATTATCAGTATATCGGATGGTTAGAGTCTTGTTGCCCACAATGTCTTCTGGGACGAGAATGACGAGGGATCTACAATCTGTATCATAACCGCCTTGCCATACTTCATCGACTCGATACATGCCATCTATACATTGTCCCCAATAGTTAGGAGGCTGATAATCTGTGTCGCAGCTATGTCCTCCTTTCAGCGTGCGCGCTGACGCCGTCGATAGCAGCATTGCAAGGAGAGTCATCATGAGCGCGTTCATTTTGTTTGTGATTTATAGCGATTACCTCGTATTTATGTTATTTTTGACGATATAATACCGGGATAAAATGACAAAATATTTATGGCGTTTTTTAAAATACATATCGTTGATTCATAACATTTAATAATCCAAACTCACAGAAACATCATCATTATGTCTGCCCGCCTCATCGCTGTTACTTCTCCTCGCATTGCCGGCGTCGAGAATGCCGAGCAACTCATTGCCTATGCAGCCCGTGTGTCTAATCCTCAGAACCAGATGAGTCATGAGTCCGCTCCCAAGCTGTTGAAGTATTGTCTGAAGAATGGACACTACTCTGTCTTCGAGACGGTCAGTATGACAGTGGAAATTAAAACCACTCGTGCGATTGCGGCACAGGTTCTTCGCCATAGGAGCTTCACGTTTCAAGAATTTTCGCAACGCTATGCCACCGTAGATGTCACAATTCCTCCCGCAGAAGCACGTCTTCAGGACACCAAGAATCGTCAGAACTCCATTCAGACCGACGACATTGAACTACACCAGTGGTTCAGCGACGAGCAGCAAAAACTCTATGAGAAATCTGTCGAGTTGTATACCAAGGCGCTCGAGAAAGGCGTCGCCAAGGAGTCCGCTCGTTTCGTGCTACCGCTGGCGACTCCTACCACGCTGTATATGACGGGCAACATTCGCGATTGGATCTTCTACATCAAGCTGCGTTCGTCCAATGGCACTCAGCGCGAGCACGCTGAAGTATCTAACGCAATCAAACAAATTTTCAAGGAAAATTTTCCCAATATTGCCGAGGCCCTCGAGTGGTGAAATATGGTCGTAAATGGAGATTGAATACATGATTATAGTTGTGTTTTGTCGATACGAGACACACTGTAATTAATTTAATAGAAATATGTAATAGATATAACAGCAATGGCAACAGTTAAGACGAGCGATGTTATAGTCACCGCAGTGAAAAAGTCAGATTGGGGGACTGGCTACGACGGCGAATTTATAATCGAGAACAAAAACAAGTATGACGTGTTGATGTGGACACTTATATACAAGTTCCCCCCAGGGGAAAAATTTACGTGGTTCAGCGACGGTGATCTTGTGACCAGTGGAGACACCGTAACGCTGACGCCTAAGGATTATAATAATGTGATTCCAGCGGGAACTACAAAGATACTTGGTTTCGGCGGGGTAAAAACACTTCCTGGTGATATTAAATTTAACCAGATACTGCCTCTCGTTGGTGACGATCCCTCTCTTGCGAAGAGAGGCAAGTGGACGGACAAAAATATCGCACCGTATGTAGATGCATGCGCATTTCCGATTCCGGACCTCGTGAAAATGTCCAAAGACAGTGGTCTGAAGTATTTCACTCTGGCATTTATCACGGCGGACTCTGATAAGAAGGCTTCGTGGGGCGGGACGATTTCTCTGGACAGTCAGCACATGTTGGCGAAGATCAGAGACATCAGGACTGCCGGGGGAGATGTTTCTATTTCGTTTGGCGGTGCCAACGGACAGGAGATTGCTGAAGTCATCGAAGACGTTGATATTCTCGTAGCAGAATACTCGCGAGTCATAGACTTGTACAGTTTGAATCGAATAGATTTCGACATCGAGGGTGGTGCTGTCGCCGATGATAAGTCAGTCGACAGGAGAAACAAGGCAATCGTGAAACTCGCTAAAAAGTATCCTCATCTCAAAATAACATATTGCCTGCCCGTGCTTCCTATCGGGCTTGCTCTCGCGGGCGAGAAACTTGTTCAAAACGCTAAGAAAAACGGAGCGGTCATCGAAAGCTTCAACGGCATGTCGATGGACTTTGGCGATTCTGCCGCGCCCGACCCCGAAGGCCGCATGGCAGCTTATGTGATCTCGTCTGCCGAAAACTTGAGGAAACAGGTGATGACCGCCGGCTACGCCAATCCCAAGATCGGTCTAATTCCCATGATAGGTGTGAACGATGTGACGAGTGAAGTATTCAGGATTTTGGATGCAACATGGGTGAGAGACTTTTTCAAGACAACCCCGTGGATGACGTACATCGGTTTGTGGTCAGTTAACCGCGATCAGCCCGGCCCGGGTCAAGGGGCAAATCCTTTTAATTCGGGAATCAATCAAGCTCCGTATGATTTTGCCAAGACATTCCTAGGAGAAAAGGTCAAGGATCTCGATCCAAGCCCTCGTCCCAACCCTCCACCCATTACCATTCCCGGGAGCACCATTCCTCCGATCGTGACGCCTAACGGAAAGCCATCTGGTAATAATGACAAACCGATTGCATACGATGACATTAAAGTGGATGGTAAAATCACAGCCGTCATCGATAACAAGATTAAAATTTCTTACAAGAAACCATCTGATAAACGTAATGTGTTCGCCACGAAAAACGGCAGCGGAAACGTAGGTGACAAAGTCATAGTGTTTTTGAAGCACGAAACATACAAATTTTCTAATTTCATGATGCCATTGAAATAAATAATATATATGTATAACAATGCAACTAAACCGCCAGCTGATAGACGCCGTCGTCCTCGCCCTGATAGTCTTTTTCATGCGTCGCGACATTACACTCGCTCTCGTGATCGCTGTCGCCAGTTACGTGCTGAGAATGGTGAACTTTTGAATATTGCGTTATTTTTTAGATTATTATTATATTTATAAGTATAAGTATAATAGCAATGGAATCCAAAGGTCTCGTAGTCGTGAGCTCCGAGTGCATCAACTGCAAACGCTTCATGGAAATCCTTGGGAAGATTAAGAATCACGGAATTGTCGTCGCCGATTATTCTTCGCTGACTCCTACACAGAGACTGCAGGTCCAAGCCGTGCCAACTCTGATTTTGAACTCGGGCAAAAAGCTCGTGGGAACTGATGTTTTCACTTGGGTGTCCGAGACGCATTATGCCAGTCTGGAGCCGAGTGCATACGACGCGGAGGGCGACGATCTGACTTTCTCGAATGTGAACGACCCCGTAGGATACTGCGAGTCTTCCTCTGGTTATGCTAATTTGTAAAAATAATATTACACATTATTATTATTATGGATGTCTTTGGGTTCAACGTGGTGCGCACTACGCCGAAAGGAAAAGAAATCATCACGAAAACTAAGGTGGCCGTAGAAGAGATCACTATACGATTCGCTGATCTGGTAGTTGCCGCCTTTGGTATAGTCAGTGCTCTGGCATTTAACGATGCTGTTAAATCTCTTTTCGCTGAAGGAGGTGTTTTTGCGAAATTCGCCATGGGTGGTCCATGGGTGGCTGCGGTAGTCATAATGTTTATTACAATTTGGGTTGGCTATTGGCGTGTCCAATTTATTCCTATTAAGACAACAACAACATAATAATTTAGGTCAAGGATTAATGTAAAAATGTTCGAATGCTATAAACATGTTCTTCGTGATATACGTTTTTCTTTGTTTTTATTGTAATATTCCGCGTTGTATTTGCTCTGCTTTACACGATCGTATATCATATTTGATACATATACAACATGAAACTTTTATTAAGTGTTGGAGATTGTTGATATGAGATTATCAGGACAACTTAAATCTGCTCAAGTTGAATCGATCCAGAAGCTGTAGAATATGCAATGGTGGTGATTCCGTGCTGCTTTAACAATCCCATGCATATGCTGCATGGCCTCGAATTTGCCAGCTTCGTCGCTCTTTTACTGAGCCGCACTATGACCGCTTTTTTATTCGAATATTGATCCGAATCCATCCTCCAGATTGCATCCATTTCCGCATGTATACTCAGCGTTCCCACCTTGTTGCGTTCGTGATTATTTCCCTTGGCTATCACATTTTTGCCAGACATCACGACGCATCCATGCTTGAAAGAACCATTAGACTTCCTCGCCTGATCAATGGCGATGTCGATCGCTTCTATAAGCTTTACCATTTCTTAATTTTAAGATTAAGATTAAGAAATGATAGTATATAAGTTTTACTATCCCTGGGTCAAACGACATCTACACTGATACGGAAGAACCCATTGTCGTGGTGGTAATCATCACCGCATCGGTGACCGCTGCAACTGGTCTCTTTACGAGCTTCTCTGTAATTTTCACGACGCTGTCGCCGAAAGGCTTGTACAGCAGAAGCATGGCTAGCGTGAGGCCGCCTGCTAGGTAAATGACAGCCTTGGTCAGATTAGTATTGTTATCCTTCTTTTCGCGAAGAACTTTGATGAAATGGACGATTGCCACCGAGATGATATAAATCGTGATGGTCCAAAAAAGTATTTCCAGATAAGAGTTCATTTCAATCTTAATCTATCAAAATATTATATTTCATTATAATAAAATGAAATTCGACCAAGGGGTGGCCATTGTTTTGTCGGCGATCATATTGTTCGCGTCGTTCAAATACGAGAGAGACGACATGGGATGCGAGAGTTGCATGAACCCTTCCGTCTCCGCATGCTCCGATTACAACTCGGTGTATGTCAGAGATTCTAAATATTGCAAGTCTGACTCGCCTGATAAAATCAAATCGAAATTGAGAAAGCTTCTCGATTTTGACAAATCTTCAGGTTCGTGGAAGAGATGTGTTTTATGGAGTTTCCTGCTTTCGATTCTCAATTTTTTGATGTACCAGAAGGGAGGCTGTATCGACGACAAGAATATTCAGGGAGGGTGGTTGTTCCTGATATCATGGATAGTAAATTTCTCTGTGTTGTACGCCCTGAAGAGTTTCGAATCCTTCCATATTTTCAGAGTTATTCACAAGGTTGGCTGTGACCTCGTAAGAAAATTATAGTTACATTATTTGCTTGTTTGTCGATACGATGACGACTCCCGCGTCTGCTTTTATAGTCATTCTCCTGGGACGGCGTACTGTCGCTGGGCGATGAGCGAACGTTCTTGCCAGACGAATTGAGAACATTTTACAATAATCTTATTTTATTTCATTGATTTTTACATGTCATCGGGATGTCTAAATCCGAGGAAAATAGGAAATCTAGGCGCCTCCTTCATCCCGGTGGCAAAGTATTTGAATTTCACTATCTTTCCCATAAGCGTGTCGCGATTGTTCCAAAATTCTTTGCGTTGTTCGGCGGTGAACCCACTTCCTATAGAAAAATGAATGCCGTTCCAATTGACACCGAGGCTGCCGAGGGTATCTTGGTCAACTTTTCCACTCTTGTGTGAGGATCTCTTGGTGTATCCGAACTCATCCTTCGTTTTTTCGTTGGTGTTCTTAGTCAATTCATTAAAACCGATGACTATCGCCTCGTCGTCGTCGAACTTCTTCATCTTGACCAACGATCCTTCCTTGAGTGTCGACCGTCCGAACTTGTATGGTCCATGTGCAGTTCTCAACATAACCCCCTCGAATCCTTGCTCGAGAACCTTTGTCTCATATTGCACAAGTTCTTCGACGGTGTTGATTTCTGTAGGAACCAGAGGGACGATTTTCACGGGGGAGGCCGTGAGGATTTCTGGATGATCCTCCACAAACTTCTTCATGTCTTCCATTCGTTCGAGGTATGACTTCTTAGGATCTTCGACAAGATAGTCGAACCAATAAAAGTAAGCCTTTTCGTTTCCAATCATCTTGTCCGCGCTCATAACCATGGATGTTGTGTTCTGAAATGTCCCTCCCATTATCAGCTCCCCGTCCGAGCCATCGGGGAGAAGATCCTTGACTGCCGCTGCCAGTTCCGCGTTGCGAATTGGTTTGAATGTCCTAGAAACGACGTTGCCATCGATCTTCAAACAGCGAATACCGTCCAGTTTGGGAGTGACATACACTGGAAATTTTATCGAGTCGATATTCTCCAGAGAAGCAGCGAGCATTGGTTTTGTGATGGACATTTTAGTTTACAATATCGTTGTACGGTGCATATATAACCAAATGAGACGATATGATATACCAGGAGCAAATGACAACACTCGTATCGACACTATTAAATGAATGTATTGACGATATAAACAATTTAATTACATATTGACATTATAAACAATTTAATGACATATTTTGTATTAATAGTAACAGCAAAATGTCCGAGGAGATTCTGTTCAACATTCGTACTCTTCAGGGCAGTGTCATCAAAAGTCTGTTCGACACTCTCAAGGTAAGATATTAACACAAATTATCACGAATATTTATCATCATGGGTTAATGATCAATAACATATATCATTCTAAAATAATATACTATATTTTTCATATTTGCAGGAGATCATCCACGATGTCGTGCTCACGTTCGATCCCACCGGAATCAGAATTTCCGCAATGGACGGTTCGAAAGTGAGTCTCGTTCATCTCAAGCTAGATGCTGAGGCGTTTGAGGAATATCACTGTCCAAATTCACATGAGATCGGTATCAATGTTCTTAATATGTTTAAGCTTCTGAGGAGTGCAGGAAGCCACGACAGCATTCTTCTTCGCTACCTATCGAGTAACTCACACGTTCTCGAGATCACAGTTCAAAACTTTGATAAAAATTCGATCACAAAGTTCAACATGAAGTTGATTGAGATCGACTCCGTATATATCGAGGTTAATGATATTGATTTCGACACTATTGTCACGATTCCGTCCAATTATTTTCAGCGTCTGTGCAGGGATATGTCTGATATCACGGATTATCTGAGAATCATCAAGAAAGGCGACGAACTATCCTTCAACTCGGACTTTGAGTCGTCTACCGACTTCGCTTCACAGTCGACAGTCATCGGGAATTCGACAACGGGGACTATTCAGACGCTAGATCAAGCTGACTATGACAATAAATTCAGCTTGAAATATATCACAGGATTCTGCAAGGCCTCTGGTCTATCCTCGGTGGTAGAATTGTACCTAAAAGAATCTTACCCTCTGATTTTAAAGTATTCAGTTGGCGGCATAGGGAGCCTCAAATTTATTATAGCCCCATCTCTCGATTAAATTAACGCCGCCTTGGACCCATCTTCATCATCTTCGGCGGTCTTTGTTGACTCATTTGTTTCTTTTGAGTCTGTTGTCTTTTAATTTGTTCGGCTTTTGCTCTTTCTACTTGCATCGCTTTTTGTTTCTGCGCAGATTGAGCTTTTGCTCTCTCTTCTTGAATCGCTTTTTGTTTTCTGTCCTTCTCGGCTTTAGCAGATTGAGCCTTTACTCGCTCTGCCTTTGCCTTTTCTGCCAGTTGTTTGCTCGTCTGTGCCAGCGCGGATTGAGCTTTTGCCTTTGCTTGCGCCTGTACTTTATCTGTCATTTGTTTTCCCACCGATTGTGCTTTTGCCATTGCTTGTGCCTGTATCTGTGACTTTGCTTTATCCATCATTTGCTGTGGAGCTGACCGCTGAGGTTGTGGAGCTGACCGCTGAGGTTGTGGAGCTGACCGCTGAGGTTGTGGAGCTGACCGCTGAGGTTGTGGAGCTGACCGCTGAGGTTGCGCCAACGGAGACGATGTAATTTTTGCAGATTTTTGTTCAAGGCCTTTCAGCTCTGTAATTAATCTTCCTTTTGCTTGTTGAGCCAACTGAAGATTCTGCTGCCGCTTTCTCGAGAACCTGGTGAGCCTTTCGACTTTTCTCGTATCGCGTTTTATGGTAGCCTCGCTTATACCTTTCCTCACTCTGCCTATGTTCTCCGATGCTTTCATGGCCTTTTTATCAACATCTTTGATCTTCCTCTTTTTTATCACGATCTCTCTTTCAATAGATTTCTTTGCCTCTGCGGCCTTTGCTTTTGCCTTTTCTGCTTCCGCCTTCATCCGAGCTGCTTCCGCTTTTGCTTTTGTTTCTTGTGCGATTTGTTGTGGCGATTTTCCCGGAGATGCTGCCAATTCTTTCTTCCTGACCACAATTGCTCGATCCAATGCTTGAACAACATTGGTTCTCTGTTTTGCTACGGCTGATGCTCTTGATTTGGCATATCGTGCCTCTACTTCCGCGATAGATCCCCCTGGTATCAGTCGTTCGGGACGAATCTTTAACAATCTTGATGATGATGATTGTTGTGAGGATTTACCAGGAGATGCTGCTAATTGTTTCTTCCTGATAACAATTGCTTTATTCAACGCTTGGACAAGATCCGTTCTTTTCTTTGTCATAGCAGATGACCTTCGTTTGGCGTATTGCGCTTCTACTTCCGCAAGCGTCTTACCGGGAATTAGTTGTTCCG